GGCTTAGAAAAACGTAAAGAAGGAAGGAAAGACTTCCCCGCATTTTTCCAAAAACACATTGAGATAATAAAAACTGAAAAAAGATGTTGTGAGGAATGTGGATGTAGACTTTTAGGAGATGTTTCTGAGGTGGCACACATAATGAATAAAAGTTTTTTCAAGTCAATAAGTACTTTAGATAAAAATGTAATTTATTTGTGCGGATATAAGGGTGAAAATAATTGTCACGCTAAATTTGATAACGGAAAAAATGAAGAAGTTTACGAAATGAAAATCTTTCCTTATATTTCGGCGCGGTTTAAAGAATTAGAAACAGAGATTACAGAAAAAATAAATTGGAAAGTAACAGATAGATATATAAAAGAATAACAAAAAGCGAAGCGCATGGCATCATTAGAGGAGACACTTAAAAAATTAAACAAGAATAAAAAAGAAGAGGATAAAGTACAAATCTTAGGTAATACAGAGATAGTAAGGACAACGACTTCAACAGGAAGTCCATATTTAGATTACATAAGCGGAGGTGGTTTTATGAATGGTGGTTATAATATGATTATTGCTTCAGGTGGCGTAGGAAAAAGCTCTATTTCTTTATTGGCTTGTAAAGACACTATTGAAAGAAGAGGTAAAGTTGCTGTGTATTTTGATGCAGAAAGTACTTTAGATGAATCTTATTTTGAAAGAATGAGACTTCCTAAGGATAAATTTATCCACAGAAAAGTTAGAAATCTTGAAGACATGTTAGATGAAGCAGAGCTGTTTGCTCAATCAGAAGATGTAGGAATTATTGTTATGGACTCTATTCCAATTTTTGTGGCAACAGCTATCGAAGCTAAATCTGCAAATGAAAATTCTATAGGAAACGAAGCAAAACGCTTTACTTGTCGTATGCCCGTGCTCGAAGGATATGCATCAAATAGAGATATCTGTTTATTAGGGCTTACAAGCTATAAATTGAATCCAGGGGCTATGGGCTCTGATCCGCGCACACTTCCAAGAGGAGAGTGGCAAAAAACAATGTCCAATACTACTTTAGATTTGACTAAAAAGGACATCATCAATGATGATAAGAAAAATGTTATAGGTCACGTTGTAGATGTTAGAATTAAGAAAACTAAAAGTGGTGCATACAACCCAAAAACTGTTTACAATGTTAATTTCTATAATGAAGGCGGTTTTAACCAAATTGATGAATATGCGCAATTATTCACAGAATTAGAAATTGCTAAACAAGGAGGTGCATGGATTTCATTTCCTAATTCAGACGGTGAAGAAGTAAAAGTAAACGGACTGACAAAATTTATTGAGTATTTGAAAGAAGATTTAGACACATTTGAATTCTTAAAACAACAAATGAATGCGTAAATTAGAGGATATTATTGAAGATTATGAGAACTTGCGGGATAATTTCCGCACTTTCTCTAAACAAAGCGATAACAACAAAGAGTCTTTACTTGAATATCAGTATAGATTCGTAGATTTAAAGGCAGATTTGAGATACTGGCATACAAAGATGATGGAAGCTGCTACCAAGAGAGATGAGAAAGCTTGCACTGGTATCAAATTTAGAATTGCTGTTGCTATGGTTAGGGATGAATATGAGTGGGCGGAGGGAGAAAAACCGATGTATGAAAGACCACCTGCAATAGGTAATGCAGAAAAATTTGCATCTGCTTCTAGACAATATAAGGAATTTTTAGAACAGAGGGCTTTTTATAAAGAATCTTTAGCTAATATTAATGATCTACGAGACGATATGTCAGCACACGTGAATCTTATTAAAGACAGATTAAAATAATGAGTGTATTTAAAGTAGTTGCCCGCGACCCCAAAACGGGAAAACAATGGAAAAAGAAAATTTATGTAGGTGAGGCTTACAATAAATACGCTACAAACCTAGTAGTGAGATGGCAAGAATATCATGACATAGAAGTTTATGAAATGTACCATGAAGAATGGAGACTTTGGTATAAGCTGCACAAGCCTAAAACAGAAGAAGAAGTTAAACAATTTCAGTTAGATAAGAATTACAGTGACATTTGGTATAATCACTACATTAAAAATCATTTATAATTATGAATGAAAATTACACAAAAGAAGAGTTATTATCAGCTAAGTTTGGTTGCTTAACTATGGGCGATTTAGCAGAATTTGTTTATAATAACTCTCATATACCAAGGGATACAAAAGTATTGATTGAAAGAATAGAAGATATCTATTTTGAAAAATACAATTGGAAAGTTCTAGAAGTACAAACAGGAGAATATGAAGAAGACAAAAATGAATTTTTCCCTGCTTGGTGTATCTCTAAAGATAGAAATGAAGATTTTATTTACATTTATAATCATTACTAATTATGGATTTCATTTATAAAAACTTCGAAATCACTTCACAAGATGATGGATCATACCTCGCAAGCGCGTGGGTAATAGAAAAAGACAGAGAATACAGACTACTTCTCGTGGGAGAAGATGAGAATTATGTAAGAAAGACAATGTTAAAATTTTTAAATCAGGAATAGTCACATGGAAGATTTTTTAAATGAAATAGATAAAGTAATAAGTGGAGAATTTACAAGTACTAAATCCAATATGTTAATCAGCCCTATTAATGTTGCTAATTATCTAGAGGACATTGGATTTGTAAAAGAGGATTTTGACTCTAATGGATGGGATTGGGACTTTTGGGCGACTTATGTAAGAGGAGAAGAAAGGTTTCAACTTACAAGTAATGGATGTTATAAGAAAGGTTTAATTTTTAGTAGAATATAAGATGAAACACGATAACTTTAAAATAACGGAATTATCAGATGGAATGTGGTCTGCAAGCGCGGATATATTAGAACCGAGAGCTTATCACATTGAATTCAAAGGCGAAAATAGAGAAGATATTATAAACAAATTAATAGACTACTTAAATGAAAATTAGTAAAATTTATGTAGTTTACGATACCGCAGATGGTGAAATAATAAGTTCTTTCACTTCAAAAGAAGATGCGGAGATAAATTCTCTTGCTACAGGAATACAATTTAAAGAAATTACTTTATATGCCTCCAATTAAAGTGAAAGCGCAAAAGAGAAAAGAAACAGATTATTTCCTATCTGAACAATTTAAAGAAGATTTCCAAAAAAGAGTAGAAGAAGATACTTGGAATAAAGGATTGCCTAAAATCTATATAGATGATAACGGAGATATGGTGAAACATTGGAAAGATGGAACAATAGAAAAGATAAATGGCAACGAAGAAGATTAAAAAAGAAACCGTGAATTGGACTCACAATAATAAAGAAGTTTTAAGTTTGTCTGATATGCCTGAAAACACTCTAGGTATCATATATAGAATAGACAACATTACGACGGGGAAATATTACATAGGACGTAAAACAGTATCAAGTAATAAAAAAAAGAAACTGACAACAAAAGAAAAATTATTACCTGAGAATAAAAGGAAAACATTTAAATATGAAGTCTCAGAAAGTAGTGGTTGGAAAACTTATGTAGGAAGTAATACACTTTTAAAATCGGAAATTAATGATTTAGGACACAAATACAAAAAGACCATTCTTCACTATTGTTTCAGTAAAGCTGAAATAACATTCTTAGAAACTTCAGAAATTTTATGCGGGGGAGTATTAACGGATGAAAATTCGTATAACGGATGGATAAAATGCACTATTTATAAACAGCATCTATTAAAATCAGCGGAAAAAGATTAAAAATTACAAAGTTTTATTTGCACAATTCAAATTATAATACTATATTTACCGAATAAACAAACCAATTAAAAATAAAATGGCTACACAAAGAAGAGAAATTAAAAGAAAGAAAGAAGATAATCCTGAATCTTTTAGTAGTAGAAATGCGGATAACTTTAAAGTAGAGTTAAAAGCTATTCAGAAACCTGTTGTAAATTTACATAGAGAAAATGACATAGTCATCTTAAACGGATATGCAGGGACTGCTAAAGATTTTATGCAGGTATATAGAGCTATGTCAGGATTGATAACTAAAGAATTCGAAGAAGTTATTTTTATGAGGACTATTGTTGAAGCAACATCTTCTAAACTTGGTTTTCTTCCTGGTACAGAGGATAGTAAGACAGCTCCTTACATAGAAATCTTCTACGATCAAATGAGAACAATGTTAAAACCCCATGTATTTGAAAGGCTAAAATCAAAAGTTAGATTTGAATATCCAGGATTTGTGAGAGGAAAAACATTAGGTGGAAGCCGTACAGGAGATGTTTGTATAATTTTATCTGAGGCTCAAAATTGTGATTTAAAGGAAATTGTTACAATAAGTACAAGATTAGCCGAAGGTTCTAAACTGTTTATTAATGGTTGCACATCTCAATCTGATATTGGTGGTAGATCAGGTTTTGAAGATTTTATACGAATCACAAAAAATATTGAAGGTGTAGCTCATATGAATTTGGGAGATGAATATCAAATGAGAGGCAGATTAGTTACTGAAATTGATAGAGCACATAGAAATTTTATGAAAAGTGGAGGAAAATAATTGGTACCTATATAGACACCTCAAACCAAACGGAGAGGTGTTTTATATTGGGATAGGGAAGACTAAAAATTTTAAAAGAGCTTATTCAAGATCAAATAGAAACAATCATTGGAAAAATCCTCTGATTAAACTTGCACAATAAAATAATATTTCATATATTTGCATTATAAAGATAAGTAAAAAACACTTTTCGGCTTTTGGGTAATACGTGTGCTGTATCCTAGTGATAGGATTTAAACCTTAAAACAACGTATGATGTGGATGTAGTGACCACAAATCTTTATTCCATCGGTATCTATCTCTAATGGAGGTAAGCAGGAGTTGTGTCTTATACCGAGCATGTATAAATCCTGCTTTTTATTCTTTTTGCCGAAATTAATAAATTAAAACATTTAAGAGATGAAACAAGACTATGACGGAATTTAGAAACAGTTCATTACTTCTGTAAAAAGTAATGGTGGGGTATGGCGTAATTGGCAAACGCATGTGGTATCGATCAGTGGATATGTAAAACACTATGAATTCTGACTTACAGGTTCAATTCCTGTTGCCTCCAACGATAAATCCAACACGCTAGAAGACGTTCACAGGTGCAATGGTTGACTAATAGGAAAGACTATTAATTTTTATTTCGCCGCGAAAACAAACTAAAAACAATGAAAGAAATCAAAATCAACTACTACTTAAACGGAGAAAAAGTAGAAAAGGAATGCATAGATTGGAATAGAACTATGACAATCTTATTAAAAGGAAAAGAACCTAATAATGCTTACGTATCTTATAGAGACGAATCTACGAAAAAAGGCTTATCTACTAGAGCAAAAGCGGCGGATGTTTGTCCTAATGGAATTAGTGAAAAAGGAGTTCCAGGATGTGGGTCAACAACATTTAATATTGTATTGGAGTCTGAATTTATGGGTCAAAATATTTTAGATTTAAGTGGTCAAGAAGTATTTGATAATAATGTTTGGCCATATAAAGGTCAAGAAGATTATAATAGTTCAACAGAACCTACATTTAATTATTGGGATGTTATAAAAGGTGACTTTGTATCAAAACCATTTTCGGAGTTTGAGAAGAAAAGAAAAACAGCAGGTGTAAAACACAACAATCACAAAGCTCCTCTAGATATTGTACAAACAAGACAATTTCCTAAAGCTTTACAGTTAATTTCATTGGCTACAGCATTTGGGCATCATAAATATGCAGAAACGGATAAACATTACATGAATTTCAAAAATGTTGAAGGCGGTACTCAAACTT